CCTCGCATGTATATACCAGGCGATAACGTAGGGAAGAAAGAGCAAGCTGACCGCGTGCCGTATGGTCTTTGGGTCGAGCAAGGTTACTTGCAGACCACTCCCGGCGACGTGATCGATCTCGATTTCATCTACGAAGACATCCTTCAGATGAATGAGGAATATAATGTGATCGATGCCGGTTACGATCCGTGGAAGGCGGTTGAGTTGGCAACGAAGCTCGACGCCGAGGGCATGGAAGTCGTGCAGATGCGCCAGGGCCACGCCACACTAGGCGCTCCTTCGACTGAGTTTGAAAAGAAAGTAATGGCAAAACAGTTTCGACACGGCGGTCACCCTGTCCTAAGATGGATGGCGGGCAACACGGTTACAATTTCAGACAACAATGAAAACATCAGACCCGACAAAAAGAAGAGCACAAAGCGAATTGACGGGATAGTCGCCTCAATTATGGCGCTTGGCCGGGCAATGACGAACGACAAATACAAAAGCATTTATGAAAATCGAGGATTTATTGAGGACATCTAAGGAGAAAAAGGAAAAGCGTTTGCTGGCGGTAATCGCCGTCGATGGCTCTAGCCACATGCTTGATTGCGACTCGCTTCTGTCAGTAAAGGATTTGTCTTATTATTTGGCAAAGTCTGAGAGTTTTATCTATGCAATGATCAAGAGCGGCTTTGAGATGCCGAAGCACGCTGTATTGCGGTATAGAGTCTCCACTTACATAAAAGCGGTGAAGTGGCTTGAAGATAATCCAGATTTTAAGTTCGCGAATGCTTACAAGCACAAAAGCGGTTGATACAAATAGATTCAAATAATTACAAAGATTTGTAAACAGTAGCTCTCTTGTTTGTACATCTAGATTGGTGTTTATATTTTGCCAGTGACCTTTTGGCAACGAGTAAGAGAAGTGTTTGGGCCGAATAATTCGGTTGTAGGAAGTCCTGAGCAGTGGCTTGTTGATTCATTCCTGGGTGGACTTACCGCTCGCTCGGGAGTCAATGTCACTGAGTTGACCGCCTTAGGCGTTCCGACTGTTTTTTCATGTGTCCATGTCATTTCAGACACGCTCGCAACCTTGCCCTTGGTTTTATACAAGCGCAACACGGACGGGACCAAAGAGAGGGTGAGCGACCACAAGGTTTTTCAATTGCTCAACGGCAAGCCTAATGGGGAGATGACCTCCATAGATCTTATCGGCGCATCTTCATGGCACTTATGCCTTCGCAACCGATCATACATTTACATTGCCCGTGATGGTGGGAATCGAGTTGGCGAGCTTTGGCCGGTAGAACCAAGCAGAGTCAAGACTCAGCGAGATGGGAAATCCGGCGCGCTTGAATATTACATCGACGGAGACCAGGTCGATTCGAAAGACCTTATCCACTTGCGCGGACCTACTACAAACGGTGTCGCAAGTTTGGATACACTGCAAATCGGTCGCGACTCTATTGGTCTGGCGATTGCATTGGGTAATAACGCAGCAGACTTTTTTAAAAACAACTCAAAGCTAGGGAATGTTTACAGCTCCGACGCAGAACTCGGAGACAAAGCTATTGCTCGTCTTCAGAAACAGTTGAAGGAACGCCGAGACAAGGGACGCGACTATACCGACTTATTTCTTGAGCAAGGCATGAAGCTTATCGAGACCCGCGCCCAAAATAAGGACGCGCAATTTTTGGAATCTCGGAAGTATCAAGATGAGCGGATCGCAGCAATTTTTAAAGTGCCGCCCCATAAGGTCGGAATCCTGGATCGGTCGACCAATAACAATATTGAGCACCAAGGAATTGAGTTTGTAACCGACACGATTCTACCGTGGGCGCGGCGAATTGAAAAGACCCTAGATATTTACCTTTTAACCGACGCGGAAAGAGCAGACGGCCTTTATTTCGAGTTCATGATTGATGGGCTCGCGAGGGGCGATTTAGCAACTCGATATGAAGCCTATTCTAAGGCGCGCCAATGGGGTTGGCTGTCTGCGAATGACATTCGCAAGAAAGAGAACATGAACCCTATCGACGGCGGGGATGATTACTTGAACCCGCTAAACATGGTGCCCGCAGGGACCGAACCGGAGGAAGAAAATTGAAAACTTGGTATAATATAAAGAAGAACGCTCTCGCGGCTGAAATTTACGTTTATGACGAAATAGGCATTTGGGGTGTATCTGCGAAAGACTTTGTAGAGGAACTTAACAGCCTGGGCACGGTTGAGAACATCGACCTGCACGTGAATAGTCCCGGTGGGTCAGTTGTTGATGTCGTCGCTATGATGACGGCCTTAAAGAGCCACAAGGCAACCGTCACCGCATACGTTGACGGACTAGCCGCCTCTAGTGCCTCACGCCTTATCATGGCCGCCGATGTCGTTGAGATGGCAGACAATGCCCTGCTTATGATCCACAATGTTTGGACGTACATGATTGGGAATGCTAACGAGCTTCGCAAGGAAGCCGAATTGCTCGACAAGTTCGACGATGGACTCGCCAACGATTACGCAAAGTTCAGCGGTAAAGAGGTTGAGGAAATCAAAGGCTGGATGGCTAAAGACACATGGTTTTCAGCAGAAGAAGCAAAAGAAGCCGGATTGATTACTCGCATCGGTGACGAGCAGAAAGCCGCCGCTAGTGTGTCCAAGAATTTCCATGACAAGGCAACTTCATTGAGGAATTGCCCAGACAAACTGCCCGTTGAACTCAAAGAGAAACAAGAGAGCAAAACAGAGTTAAGAGAGAATTTATCAGAACTTCAAGAAACTGATTTTAAACCAACGCCGCCTACCGCCGTAGAGATAAGGCAAGCGCAGCGTGAAAGAGAATCCATAACTAAATAAAAACATGAAAAACCTTATCGAAAAAAAGAAAGGCGAGCGTTTGGCGTTGGTAAACAACAACGCTAAGATCGTAAAAGAAGCGACTGCCCGCGAATCCGGCTGGACTGCCGATGAAACCACAACCTGGGAAAACCGGGACGCTGACATTGAGAAGCTAAACAAGGAGATTCAACGCCTTGAGAAGCAATGGCAGGATGAAGAGAAGCTAAACAAAGTTGAAGACTCCAGATTCAAACCTGAAGTTGGCGACGTTCCACAAAACAAGGTTGCTTCCAAGGAGTATTCGGACGCATTTTTTAACGGCTTTGCCCGCAAGGGTAAAAACGGCATGGATCCGAAACACTTCAACGCTCTTGAAGTCGGAACCGACGCCGAAGGCGGTTACTTGGTCCCGCAGGAATGGGCCTCAAATATCGTTCGCGATTTGGCTGAACTCGTTGTCATGCGGAAGTATGCTAATGTGATCGTGACTGCATCTGATCGGAATATTCCGCTTCAGACTTCACGCGGAACATTTACCTGGATCGCCGAGGAAGGCGCATACAGTACAAACGATCCGGCATACAACAATTTAGTTCTTTCAGCTCACAAGCTTGGAGGTATTATACAAGTATCTGAAGAGCTTTTACAGGATAACTCGTACAACCTAGCTGGCGCTCTACAAACAGACGCGGCTGAAGAGTTTGCCGACAAAGAGGAAGACGCTTTTGTCGATGGCGACGATTCCGGCAAGCCCGAGGGAGTTTTTCAAGTATCAACTGTTGGAGGCGTATCCGTAGCAGGATACACAGGCGCAGTCAGCGCCACCGCTGCCGTAACTTATGCCGACCTCGTGAACACGCTTCACACTCTAGGCGCACGCTACCGCAAAAACGCCGCCTGGTTGATGTCTGACGGACACGCCAAATTGATTCGATTGCTAGTTGACGGCCAAAGCCGCCCGCTTTGGGAAATGTCAGTGCAAGCCGGTCAGCCTGATCGCTTGCTCGGTCAGGTTGTTGAAATTTCCGATAGCTCACCCGCACCAGCGACCGCTTCACGTGGTATCTGTTTCGGTGATTTCGGTTACTATACGATTGTGGATCGTTTGAATATGACCGCACAACGCTTAAACGAACTCTATGCGGCCAACGGCCAGATTGGATTTAAGTTCACGAAGCGAGTTGATGGCGGGCTTACTCAAGCAAACGCGATGACCTATTTCGCGCACGGAGCTGCATCTTAATTTTATTCATAGCTTGTATCTATCCAATGGCGGGGGCTTCTGCCCCCGTCACATGGACAGATATAACAACCAAAGGAATAGCATGAAAAACGTAAAGCTAGTGAAAGTTGAGATCGACCAAGAGCACACCGTATCCGAGCGCATTGACGGAGAATTGAAATACGCATGTCGAAAGGTTGGCGATCAATTAGAGGTGAGTACAGTCGAAGCTGAGTCTCTTCACAGGAAGCGTTTCGGCCATGTTGTCCAACAGACGGAGCCAGAAGAAAACAAAGCGAAAGCGCCCGCCAAGAAAGCAGCAAAAAAGGCGGCCAAGAAAAAGGCAAAGTAGATGCTACTGGAGGAAATCACAAGTTTTGTAAGGACAACGGACGCGGCAAGCGAGCCGATTACTTTGACGGAGGCGAAAGACCAACTCAGAGAAACGGGAAGCTCCGAAGACACCTATATCAATACTTTGATAAAGACCGCCCGACAGTTCGCAGAAGAGAAAACCGGGCGCGGATTACTCGCACAAACCTGGAAGGCGACTTTGGACAACGGTTCGCTTCCCACAGATAGTATTATCGAGCTTCCAAGGCCGCCCTTACAGTCTGTAACCGAGATCACCTATGTTGACTCGGATGGGGCAACTCAAACGCTATCAACGGACAATTACACAATCGACACTCTCTCTGAGCCTGGGCGAATTATGTTTGAGGACATGCCCAATATTAAGAGCACAATCAACGCTTTGACGGTTGAGTATGTCGCCGGATACAGCGACGCCTCAGAAGTTCCCGCAGGCATCAAGCAAGCGATCCTGATTCTCGTCGAACATTGGTTTGATTTTCGCGAAGCCGTAGTCGCAGGAACTACCCCCAGTAAAATCCCGATTTCAGCAGACGACTTGCTGGATATGAACCGCATTCACTGGCTGTAAGATGAGACCGGGAAGAATGGATAGGCGCATTACCTTGCAGACGGCAACGCCTTCTGTCAGCGCGACCGGGCAAGCTCTTAATGTGTTCTCTAATCTCGCAATGGATCTGCCTGCACATAAGCAAGACGTGACTGGCAACGAGACGAACCGCAACGGCGAGCAAGTCGGCGTGGGAATCACTATATGGACGATTCGCCATAGAACTGATTTCAGTATTGCTGGGCGTGTAGTTGATGACGCGAGCGCCGAATACGATGTCACCTTTGCAAAGGAGATCGGGCGCAGGCATTGGCTTGAACTGCATACAAAGAGGAGGACTGATTCTGATGTCTAACTCAGTAGTTGCATCTTTCCCAGGCGCAAAGCGGCACGGCAAGTTTCTGCTTTCGCTTCCCGTACAGATTCAGCAGAACAGCGCACGCAAAGCGACAACCTTTGCTTCTACTCCTTTGCTGAAAGCCGCACGCGATCGAGCGCCCGTAGAATTCGGAGCCCTCAAGGAATCGCTTATAAAAGTCAACCGCACTTACAAGCGCGCCGGGGTGGTTATGTCGCTTGTCGGTAAGAAACGAGGCTTTCAGCGATACTACCGGGGACGCAAGAACAAAGAAGGGAGACCCGTTGGCGATCTCCCTAGCAATATTATTTCGCTACTTCATTTTGGTACCTCAAAAACAAGGCCGAATCGTTTTATGCACCGGGCTTTTGTTTCAGCCAAGCCGAATATGAAGACCCGCTTTTTCTCGAAGATGAAGCGCGATCTCCCTAAAGACATTGCGCGAGCAAAACGAAAGGGGGCGCTATGAGTTTCGAAAGCGATCTATATTCCTACCTTTCGACCCATGCCGACGCGACCGCATTGCGGGCGATTGTCTCAACGCGTATTTACTGGGCAACTACGCCGCAGAATCCGACGTATCCATATATCCAGATTTCAACGGTATCGAGCGAGCCTCAGCACACGCTCGGCGGTGACGATGGGTTCACCGAGACCCGCTTGCAGTTCTCGGTTTTTGACCGAGTGCATACCGTCTGCCTATCCGTGCGCGATGCCTTACGCACCATCTTGCACGGCAACCAGCGAATCACCGAAGGCAGCACCACCTTTCAATCGATCCTTATGGGAGACGTGCGCGAACTCTGGGAGGACGACGCGCCGGGCGGCTTCATGCACATGCCGATCGATTTCGATTTTATTCATTCAAATTAATTATAACGAAAGAAAACAATGGCCAAAACAGCATCCATTTTTGGAAAACTTAAACTTTATGACGGTGTAAGCGCATACGACGAGATCACCAACATTGTGAGCATCAGCGGTGCTTCTGCTTCTATGAGCACAATCGACGCAACGCACCTGAGCTCTGCCAGCTACTTTAAAGAATATCTTGCCGGGTATCTCGATGGCGGTGACGTGACAGTCGTTTGCCACCTCGATCCAGAATCCGCAGACGGTTCAAATCAACTACTTGTTAAGGCGCACTTTGAAGCCCGCACAAGCGAGACGTTCCGCATTGTGTTGCCGACTGGACCTTACGCTGGCTTTACCGCGTTCGTGACTGGCTGGAACACCTTTCAACTTGAGCAGGAAGCCGTAGTCGGTCTGGAGTTTACGCTCAAGATCACAGGCGCGATCACTTACGCAGACTCAGAATAATTAATCTACCTAAGCGATGTCTGACCCCAAAGTCACAGGCGAGGTGGAGATTCAATTAGATCAGCCGCGCCTCATCAAGTTCGCACACTTTTCACGCTTTCGGCTTGGTCGGTTTTCCGATCAAGCTGGTGGCGGCGAATTCACTTACAACAACCTTTTGATTTACGTTTGGGCAATGCTTCCAAAGGCGGCGCTTAAACGCTTTCCTGACCCTGAAGACCTGGGTGAATTCATCACGCTTGATAATGTGGAGGATTACTTTCCGAAGGTGCTTCAGGCCATCAAAGCAGGAACTGAGAAACCGGACGACGACGAAAAAAAAACGCCCTGAAAACTTGGGCATTCTACCGCGTAGAGATCGGACTTACTGAAGATGAATATTGGAATTTCACACCTAACCAGCTTGCCGCCTTGGAATCTGCCCACCGTAGACGCCGCGCTTCTGAATTGGTGGATTTTGGCAATCTTCATAAGCGCATTCATTACCTGCCTCCAAAGTCTGGTCAAAAGATCGAATGGTTTGAAATCGACGAGTTTTACGACGACGGCGAACCCAAGCCGGAACCCGTCGAACTCAGTGAAAAGGGCAAGGCGTTGCTCCTTAAACTCAGCCTTACAAGCAGAAAGGACTAAACGCTAATGGCTGGAAATTCACTAGATACCTATGTAATGGATTTGCGGGCACGCACCGCAAAACTTGAGACCGATCTCGACAAGGCCAACAAAAAGATTCGGGCGAAGATGTCGCGGAGCGGTAAAATGATGTCTAAGGACATGACCGCTATGTTTGCCAAAGTAGGCGCGGCGTTAGGGGTTACGGTTGGAATAGATCAACTCCGGCAAGGTATTCTAGGTGCCGTTCAAGCCGGAAGCCAACTACAAACGACGGCGGATAAACTCGGGCTTACAACCGATGCTTTGCAGGAATTGCGATACGCGGGCGATCAGTTCAATGTTCAGCAAAATACAACAGATATGGCGCTGCAAAGATTCGGAAGAAGAGTCGCAGAAGCAGCCCAAGGTACTGGAGAACTTAAATCTACATTAGATCAATACAATATATCAACTCGTGATTCTCAAGGGAATACTCGAAGCCTGATGGCAGTCTTAGGAGATTTTGCGGATGTATTAGCGGGACTTGATGATGTGAACGAGCAAAACCGCATTTCTATGAAAGCCTTCGATTCTGAAGGGGTTGCGTTTGGTGCGGTTATGCGAGCCGGTGCTGCGGGGTTAGCAGAGTTTCAAAATCAGGCGCATTTATTTGGGCAAGTTATAGAGATTGAGGCCGTTCAACGATTGGCGCAAGTAGACAAGCAATTGAAGCGCGTTACAGGCGGCTTTAAAAGTTTCTTTGCGGGCATGGTGGCTGGAGGCTTAAATATGACCGATCAACTCGGGATTACCGGCCTTGAAGCTGAACTCAAAAAGGTAAATGAGGACATCCGCCAAGTTGAGGAATTAAACGCGACCGGTGGACGTGGATTTGGCCGCGCTTTTGCAGGCGTGGGTGTCAGTGATAAAGACATAAGCGTTCTTAAAATTCAGCAACGGGCAATTTTAGACGAGTTGCTTAATGAGACGGTGACCACTGCCAAATCAATGGAAGCCACATTGCAAGATGCATTTGGAAAACTTGATTTGACGCCAAAGGGTTCAGAGGATTGGGAGTTGATGAACGCAAGAGTGTTTGAACTCTTAGAGACATCTGGAGAGTGGGATCAAAAGGTGAAAGATTTAGTAAGCAGGTATCCTCAGCTTGCGGGCGCAGCTCAACAACTTACGGCTACCCATGCGGAAATGATCCCTGCACTTTCTTTAACTGCAACCGAGACTTCCCAGCTCGCATCAATTCTCAACAGCACCGAGACCGACGCCGAGAAGTTCCGAGCCAAAATTGAGATATTAGGAAAAGCCATACAAGCGCAACCCGAGCGCATAGAAGAATTTAAAGAAGCCATCGAACGCTTGGGAAAGCAATACATGGAATCGCTCGAACCCGACAAGATGGATAAACTCTTGGAAGCCTGGGAGGGCATGTCGCAAGGCATGTCTTCGAGCTTGTCGAATGCGTTACTCGAAGGAGAGCAAGGACTCGACGGCTTTCTAAGTCGTATGCTCAATAAGCTTGCTTCAGCAGCTCTTGAGGCGGCAATCGTTGCCCCGTTCTTAAATATGCTCGGCATGGGTGGCGTCGGCGGAGGATTAATAGGCGGCATTGGTTCGATTCTTGGATTTGCCGATGGAGGAAGCCCGCCCGTTGGAGTTCCGTCAATTGTCGGCGAACGCGGGCCGGAGTTATTCGTCCCGAAGGTTGCCGGGACAATTATACCAAACCACGCGATGGCGGGTGGAGGCGGCAGCACTGTTTTTAATATTAAACAAGATTTGCATTTCGACGTCGGCTTGGAGTCCGTAGACAGTCGGATTGCCAGCGCCGCGCCCATAATCGCTCAGGCGACCGAGGCGCAGATCCTCGACAAGCAAAGAAGGGGGAGAAGATAAATGCCTACCTATCCGTTAACTATACCTAGCGAGTTAAAAGTCCGCTCGCACTATCTCCGAAAGCAGCACGCTGTCGGAGTCAGTGAAAGCCCGTTTGATTACCAGCAGCAAGTTTATGTTCACGATGGCGAACGGTATTTGCTCGATCTTACCTTCGCGCCGGTTGCCGATGCAGACGCCGCCGCAGTCATTACTTTTTACCAAGACATTCAAGGCATGGAGGGCACATTCTCCATCGATATTTCAGGCTATGACAAAAGCGTGTCGGGGGATACCTCGATCACGTTTCGACTAGCAAAAGGGGGAGCGCCTGGGTATCGGCAATCCATAAATGGCATTTGGGAATTCGATTCCTTACAACTCGCGGAAGTGGTTTAAATGGCGCGAGACTTAACGGCAGGCATGGTGACTGAGTTTACCGCAGGAACGTTGAGTCCTCGGCTGCTTGCGTATTTCGATTTCCCATCCGGGGCGGTTCGCGTTTGGAACGGCTCAGGCAACCTGTCCTGGAACACCTATACTTGGTCTGGAATCGGAACCTTTGGCACGTTCAAGCCCGCGCAAGGCGGGACGGATATTTCGGCCCAAGGCGCAGAGTTTGGACTTAGCGGGATTCCGTCGAGTTTGATTTCTACCGCACTTGACGAAGCCTACCAGAATCGAGATTGCGAGCTCTGGCTTGCGTGCCTCGATAGCGGCGGTTCAGTCGTCTCCACGCCTTACAAATGGGCGGGCCGGATGGACGTTATGACGATCGAAGAAAAGGGCGAAACGTCTGATATACGTATCACCGCTGAAAGCCGATTAATCGACCTAGATAAACCACGCGTGCGGCGTTATACGAATGAAGATCAGCAGCAAGAATACTCGGGCGACCTTGGCCTGGAGTTTGTAACCGCCATTGCCGATATACCCATTCACTGGGGCGCCAAGAATCAGGAGCGCACCATTCCCAAACGACCAACTCCACCCAAATCAGCAGTCTAGCAAATGACTAACAACGGCTATAAGAAGACAGAAGAAGACCGACCCGAAAACTGGTCGTCTCTTCTCGCTGTTTATTTAGATGCTCGCCGTGCTACTTCGTTTGAGTGGGGCAGTCAAGACTGCTGTCTCTTTGCGGCGGATTGGGTCAAAGAATGTTTAGGCATCGATCCGGCTGAGCAATGGCGCGGCCAATATAATACCGAGGCAGGCGCGCTGAAGATTTTAAAGCTAGGCAACGGCATAAGAGGATTGGCCAATGCAACCTTTACGAGGTGCAAGGTGGGTTTTGCACACAGAGGTGACCTAGTAGCCTTCCAAGACCCGAGCTTAAAAGGGCCCGCTTGGGCTACGACTTCTTTAGGAATTCTGGATGGTAGATATGGCCTTTTTGCAGGGCCCGAGGGCGTGCAGGCCGTTCCCAGAAATGAACTAATGAAAACGGCTTGGAGGGTCGGCAATCTATAATGCCTGCAGTAGTTGTAACCATCGGCCGGGCAATCGCCATTGGCCTTATGAAAATCGGCGCCAGTGCAACAGCCTCCATTTTCATTGCTCAGAGCACGCTGTATTTAGCTGGCACGTATGTCCTTTCCGCTGCCTCAGCCGCGCTACAGAAAAAACCTGATTTCGGGGATTTTCAAAGTGAAGCTGTCCGCCGGCTTAGTAGCACACGAGGCGCAGCCGCTCCTCGCCGGGTTGTTTACGGAAAACAAAGAGTCGGCGGCCACTTGGTTTACGTGGAATCACATGGGGACGATAACAAGTATCTTAATACTGTTTGGGCTTTAGCTGGGCATGAGTGTGAAGCCATAGACGAGGTATGGTTGGATGATACCTTACTAACTTTCAAATCCGGGGATTCCGGACACGTTTCCAACTCTTCTCTTTATTACCCAGACACCACTGTCTCTTTGGTCTTCGTCAACAAGCATCTAGGCACGGCCGCGCAAACTGTAGACGGTGACCTGGATGGCGTTTCGAGCAACTGGACTAGCAACCATCGATTACGAGGAATCACTTACCTTTATATAAGGCTGCATTACCAGCAAGAGCGATTAAATCAGATACCGAATGTTACCGGCGTTGTGCGTGGTAAGAATGACATTTACGATTTTCGGGATGCCTCAACAGGTTACAGCACAAACGCCGCCTTGTGCACTGCTAACTACATGATGGATGCAAGCCTTGGCTTGGGCATAGCTCAGAATGAAATTGACAGCACAACTATCCAAGCCAGCGCCAACGTATGCGACGAATCAGTCGCGCTCAATCCGTCAGGCACTGAGAACCGATACACACTCAACGGCAGTTTTGAAACGTCTGTTTCTCCTAAGCAGATCTTGGAAAAAATGCTTACCTCTATGGCGGGCAAGATGGCAGATCCTGGCGGCGTCTGGTATATCCACGCTGGATCTTACACGGCGCCCACGGTTACACTTAATGAAAGCCATTTACGCTCAGGCTTCCAGGTGCAGACCAAACCAAGCAAGTCCGACAACTGCAACGCCGTGCAAGGGATCTACGCTAATCCAGACGCTAACTATCAACCCGACGACTTCCCGGCGGTTACCAATAGCACTTACGAAACCGAAGATGGCGAACAAATTTGGAGGGATATAGAGCTCCCTTTTACCACAAGCTCAGCGACCGCCCAACGCTTGGCCAAGATCGAATTGGAACGCACACGCCAAGCTTTGCAGATTTTCTTCCCGGCCAATATGCACGGTTACCAAGTGCAGGAAGGCGACACAGTTGCAATCACCTTGGCCCGCATGGGTTGGACTTCCAAAGTTTTTCTTGTCGAAGAAGCGACTTTAGTGATCGAGCCAAGCGGCGACGGAGCAATCTTCGGGTGCGATCTACTTTTGAAGGAAACGGCATCGACGGTTTTCTCTTGGTCTTCGGGTGAAGAAACTACCGTTGACCCGGCGCCGAATACCACCTTGCCCGACCCAGGCAGCGTGGCGGCTCCAACCTCTTTGACCGTTACCAGCGGGACCAATGAATTGATTGCCAAGAGTGACGGCACCATCATCAGTCGAGCAAAACTCGCCTGGACACAACCGGTAATCGGCTTTGCCCAACGCATACAAGTGGAGTATAAAAAATCTGCTGATGGCATCTGGATCAAACTCGCACAAATCCCATTTCAAGAAACCAACTTTTGGATTTCCGACGTGGAAGACGGCACCTCTTACGACTTCCGCATTGCTTCAGTCAATGGTTTAGGTGTGCTGAGTAGTTACGAAACTGTCAGCGCTCATACCATTGTCGGCAAGACTGCAGCGCCCGGTGTGCCGACTGGGTTTAGTGTGACGGCAGGGGTTGAAAAAATTCTCGTCGAAGCAACTGCCCCAAGTGATGTGGACCTATTCCGTATCAAGGTGCAGTGGGATACCGTGAACACCTTCGACTCCGAGCCCTATGAATTCGGCGTGGCCGTCGACCGTAGTGCTGAAATTCATTACGATATAACTCGTCGCTTAATTTCTGGTTTGCTAGTGCCGCTGGAACCCGGGAAAACAATTTATGTCCGTGTTCGAAGTATGGATACGACGGGAAATTTTAGCGCTTATACAAGCGCCTTGTCCGTGACTACGCTGGCGACGAATATCGACGTGCCTGACTGGAGACGATACGGCGAAATTGGCGGTGCTGCCGACTTCGTTTACTCACTCAACAAAAACTTTTCAGGTGTGGCCGACAATGGCGAATTGCTTGTCGAGGGGACCGAATTAATCAGACCCGACGGCACAAAATACACGTTTAAGAAAACATCAGTTAGAACCGACCTGGAAGGCACCACCACTGGCATTCGCTATATCATCCACTTGAACAATTCCGATGCCGCCACACTCTGGCCGCTTGGATCTTGGGGAAGCTCAGACGACACCAAAGTGAAACTGATCGCCGTCAAAGCTATTGGCGTCATTTCAGGCGTCATGAATTTCCAGGCAATTGATGACGATGGCGACGGTTACACTCTCAGCCCAAATCAATCTTACACCCTACTCGCGAAGATTGAAAAGACCGATTCAAGCGGAGGAATCAATGGCCTTTGGCCACTCCACACCGGCCTTTTCACTTACAACTACCTGGAAATGGGCCTTGACGCGACATACGGCGGCCGCGTGCGCGTCTACGATGACGACGACGGCACAACCGTTCTGGCAAAGTATGAGGGAGCCGCAGACGGTGGAATGTTGGAACTCAACGACGACGCCGGATCATTGCGCGCCAAAGCTTATGTCGATTCTTCGAAACGAGGTCGCTTGAATTTATATGACGACCTTGGATCAAATTCGGTCGTCCTTTATTCAGCGACGGACGGAGGATCACTGATCCTACGGGACAACTCTCTTAATACCCAGATGGATCACTATGTTGACGCGACTCAAGGAGGAGTTTCTCGATGGTATGACACCTCGTCAGAAGTTGTCTTGATCGCTAAAGCCGGAGTAAATGGAGGTTTCATTTCTGTCTATAATGATGCCGCAACACCTGCTGAAAAGATCAGGCTTTACACGAACCCCGACGGCGGACGTATTGTGATGTGGGATTCGGCAGCGTCTATCAGCATCGACATTGACGCAGAAAGAGGAGCCGCAGGAGTCGCAACGATTGCCTTGAGCGAGTATCGGAGCTACAATTCAAGCGATACGGACGTGACAGGACTGATCAACGGATCGACTTTTGGGACACTGATTCAGGGACAAACGAGCGGACACGTCGTGATTGGAATTCGAGGGAATGACTCCTCTGATTCTTTCGCGATCATCAAGGACGAAGCAAACGCTACGGGCCTTGGTTCATATGACACGCGACTTTTCGAGATCGATTCAACGAATGCCTTTTTTGAAACAGAGGTGAAAATCGAGAATCATTCTCTCTGGGTCTACAATGGCTCATCCGTCAATGTAGGAAAGATCGATGCGAGTGGATGGTTCTGGTCACTAGATTCGAGCGGATACCGAGCAGTGATGGATCCGACGAACGGATTTAGAGTATTCAATACATCACAAGTTTTCCAAGGCGGAATCGACATCAATGGCGAGGCTATTTTGAACGAGTTAAGACTGACGACCCCGACAGTTCCAACAAGTAACACGTCAGCGGGTACAACCGGAGACATTTCAATTGATAGCGCATACCTTTATGTCTGTACAGCCACCAACACCTGGAAGAGGATGGCCCTCGACCTGACATCATGGTAATCAAAAACTGCAAACCACAAATATCATGCCAAAAGTAAACGTCACCATCAGCAACGCTTCCACAAGCGACCAACGCACCGCAGCATTTATTCTTGAACAATACAACGCAAAAAGGACTCAGAAGGGAGAGCCTTTGTTCACGAATATTTCCGAGATCGTCGAGTTTGACGTTGAGACTCGTCTTTTCCCGAAGTGGGGACGGATGGAAGCTGACGCCCGAGTCGAACAGGAAAACCTCCTGACTAAATTTTGGAACGCGGACGAAGCAACCCGCGATCAGATCGTCGCGTTATTGCCTAATTTAGACTAACAAATCAAGCCCCCAAAATAAATACCATAATGACAATTCCAGAAATGCAACAAGCCTTACAAGCTATAGACCAGCAACGACAAGCTAAACTAAAAGACCTCCTTAGCACGGAGAAAAACTTGGAAATACTGAAGTCAGACGTGGCGCACCTTACAGGCAAATCCGAAGTATTCAATCAGCTGATACGCGAAGCTGATAAAAAAGAGGCTGATCAAGTACAGAGAGCCGCAAGCAATAAGGATTAAGAAATATGAACCATTAACAAATCACGATGATGACTTATAGTTTAGGAGAAGACATATTTAAGAAAATCACAATCAAAGATGAGAGTGGTGCGGTGGTTGATATATCAAATGCAAGTTGGGAAATATACTTTGGTTTATTTCGCCGTAAATCTTTCGTCTGGTCAGACGCTACGGTGCAAAAAAGCATCACAGGTGGGGGGATAACAAAAACCGATGCCGTCAATGGTGAAGCCGAAATTCATATTGAGGATGTAGATACAGAAAATGAGAACCTGGGAGCCTACTATGTGTGGATAAAGGTCGTCAATCCCACCGGTTATGAGTGGGACGTCATCAAAGGCGAAGAGATGGTCTTTAATCATTCACCAATGAAAAACCTTTAAATAAAAACCTAAAATTCTACTAAAAAAATATTATGGCAAATGCATTTTATAAACCTGGGTTAAAAGCCTTTTTAGACGGCGGTATCGACCTGCTTACCGACACCATAAAAGTGGTCTTGATTGATGCAGCAGATTATACCTTTTCTGACGCTCATGACTTCTTAGACGATGTTGCGGCAGGTGCTCGAATTGCCACCGCAACACTAGCTTCGAAGACCACGACGGACGGCGTTTTTGATGCTGCCGATGTGACCTTCACATCGGTGACGGGCGACCAATTCGAGGCTGTCATTATCTACCGTGACAGCGGCGTGGAAGGCACTTCTGAACTAATCTGCTATATCGACACCGGCACTGGCTTCCCGCTCACACCGGACGGCGGCAATATCGACCTGACGTTTGATTCAGGAGCTAATAAAATCTTCAAAATTGGCTGATTGATTGATGCCACTTGAAACGTCGAGAGAGTTACGCGGCAACTTGGGCAATGGTGCCCAGTTGGATGGTGGTCTGACCGAAGGACAGGCGCTGCAAGCGTCCTTGTCGTCTGGCAGTGGCTTGCGTGGCACTCTCTCGACGGGACGTCGCTTGGTCGGCGTGTTGGAGGATCTCGTTCCTGAGATACGGGCAATTATCGGAGCGACGCCTTTGGTCGCGCTCGGCGCGTTTGGCACGTTGGCAGCCGCGAATGTCTCGCCGCAACCAGTTGCAATTAATGCCCTTGCATCGGCCTCTGCCTTTGGATCACCGACGTTGGCCAGCGTCACCGCGCAAACGCTTGAACTCACCGAACTGGCAGGCGACGCCGCATTCGGATCGATCACGGTAGAGGATCAACAACTCTCTCTAGTACTGGAAGCCCTGACTTCGACCGCCGCCTTCGGATCGCTAACGGTTGCGGACCAGCAACCAGCTTTCACTCTCACCGGACTCGCCTCATCAGGCGGTATCGGCGAGCCTGTGATTGGAATAGCAAGACAATCGCTAGATCTGACTGCGTTAACATCGAGTACCATCTTTGGATCGCCAACCCTTGCAAATATTGCGGGTCAAGCTTTGGATTTGGCCGGGATTGGTTCGAGTGCCGCGATCGGCGAACCGGTCGTTACCGACCTTAAGCCAGCGGTTACTTTGACCGGCCTGGCTGCGGCCTCAGTAGTTGGTAATCCAACCCTTTCAAACGTATCTCCACAAACGTTAGATCTAGCTGCATTAGCGGGTGCCTCGGCCTTTGGATCTTGGACCCTCGCCAACGTAGCCGCACAACCCCTGGGCCTTACTGGTCTGGCTTCGAGTGCCGCGATCGGCGGACCGGTTGTTACCGACCTTGAACCAGCAGTGACGTTGACCGGCCTAGCTGCAGCCTCTGTAGTTGGTAATCCAACCCTCGCAAACACATCTCCACAAACGTTAGATCTAGCTGCATTAGCGGGTGCCTCGGCCTTTGGATCTCCGACCCTCGAAAAGACATCACAAGCTTTGAACCTATCCGGCCTGGTCTCGAATGCTGCATTTGGTTCGCCGACAATTGTAACTTTATCACAAACGCTCGACCTCACAGGCTTAACAAGTGGGGCTGCCATCGGATCTCTCACAATTGCCGTTGCAGTTGATGTAGACCTCGCAGCATACCTTGACCGTGTCAGTGATAATAGTGGCACCCTGTCGGCGGCGGAAGAAACAGCCATGAGCAACCTTATCGCTGGGCTGAAAGATGGTGGATACTGGGCAGGATGCACACATCTGTTTTGCTTTATCGGGACTGACTACAATGCAGCAAAGACATGGGTTAAGGGTGGGCAGGATGGAACCAGTGGGGGAAGCGTGAACATCTTTGACGGCACTCACTATGCAAGGGAAACAGGTTTTTACCGAGAATCATCAAGCGTATACAACTGCGAATTTCATTTGGGGTCTAATAGCGCTTTTGATTGGGGTGGCAGTGACCCCATCTCTGCATATTGGTGGGGACGAAACAGCCGGAATGGTGCAAGGCAGGGACTACATCCATCGAGTGGGTCAGCAGATCGCTGGTCTCTGCCATCGTACCACGAAGGAGCTTATGGCGGTGGTTGGCAAATAAAAGCCAGAAAAGCAACCGGCGCGACTCAAGAGAATGGCTGGGGGGGAAGCAGCCTTGATACTGCAAGCTTTGTGGCAATGGCTTATGATGGCAGCACGGGATTTGCATGTCGGTCTATGAATCAGTCAGATACAAAGTCAGGCGCCAGTCTGACTTTAAGTTCGACGATCAAAAGCTTAAATTCTGCGTTTGAAATCACAGTGGACAACCCTGTTTTGGGAGTGGCCCTCTGGGACGGAGTGGAACACACCAACACAGAAATGGATGCTATTAATGAACTGTTTCATGACTTCGCCACCGATTGCGGAATTACTATGGGAGCATACAATCCAGATACTGACTAATCCAACTTTTTTAAATTAAAACATGATTAAAACAATCATCTAAAACCATGAGTGATCCTATCAAAGATATGAATGGAAACTGGGCTCGTCTGTTTAAACTCCTCCTCGGATCATACATACCGCTTATTATGATTATCTGTGGTGCCCAAGCTTATTTCTTTAACACAATAGGGAGTATACGCACCGATGTCTCCCTCAACGCCGTTACA